TCAGGTGAGGGCGGCAGCCGTTAAGCCGCTGGAGCACGACGCGTGGTCCGATGAGGGCCTTCAGGAGCGGATCGACAAGAAGGCAGCTGAGATGATGCAGAAGATGCTCTCTCCCCTGCAGGAGGACTTGGACGCTCAGCGTCGGCAGGTGTCCCTGGCGTCCTTCAAGACGCAGCATCCCGACCTCACCTCAGAGGACATTCGCCTGCCGGTGGCACGCCTCCTCATGGAGCGGCCTGAGCTGAAGCTGGAGGATGCCTACTACATCGTTCGCGGTCAAGTGAATGCCCAGCAGAACACAGCGGCACGTCAGATCCAGAAGGAGACTCTTCTGAAGACGAGCACAGGGAATGCAGTGAGGAACGCAGCGCCTCCCAAGTTCAAGTCAGCTTGGGACGCTTTCCAGTATCACAAAGCCAATGGCATGAAGTAGCCTGCTCAAAATTGAAGCAGCGTGATAGATATAAGAAACGTGTTTGTAAGGGCAAGTGCTCCCGCCTGGGGAAAGAGAACGGCAACGTCACCTCTGACTCCGACTGTGGACACCGGAACGGTGTAGCCGTTAACCGAATCGTAACTGCAACTTGTTCTTACAACTAGGAGGCAATCATGCCGATTTCTAATGAGCTCCTCAGCTCGACTCTGTTCAGCATCCGCGATGGCGAAGTTGATGAACTCTTCCAGCGCGTCCCCTTCCTCGACTTCGCCAAGAAGCTCGGTGGCATCGAGTACGAAGATGGTGGGATCAAGATCCAGCGTCCCCTCGCTGTGTCCAACCACTCGACCATCACTCAGCTCGCCACCGGCTACGAGCCGGTCTCCCTCGCGGTGCAGGACGTCATGCAGCCCGCTCTCTACGAGTGGTCTGACTTCGTGGCGCCCATCGTCATCACGAAGAAGGAAGAGCTCGAGAACAGCGGTGAGAAGGCGATCGTGAAGATCGTTGAAGCCCGCATGCGCAACGTGATGGGGCTTCTCCGCAGGGAGATCAACCGTCAGCTCGTGGCCGGCGACTCTGCTGTGCTCACCTCGCTCAACACGCTCAACGGTGTCGCCACCGTCACGGGCTTCCTCGAGCAGGGCGCTCCCACTGCGGCTGGCCAGACCAACACGCTCGGCGGTCTTGCCCGTTCCCTCGTCCCCGATGGCAACGGTCTCTTCAACCGCATCTTCAATGCCAACAACGTGTTCGGCACTGACGGCATCCGCGGCATGCACCAGATCGCGGCTGAGACCTCGGCACGCGCCCCTATGGGCGATGTGAAGTTGGTCCTCGCGTCCGAGGCTGGCTACGCCAACTACCGTCGTGCCCTCTTCGCGCAGGAGCGCTACATCGACGAGAAGCAGCTGAACGCCGGCTTCATGTCCCTCGCCTTCGGCAACGCCGCGGTCGTTCAGGATGTGTTCATGCCGCTCAACACGGCGACTGGTGCGAATCTCCAGTGCACCATGTACTTCATCAACTTCGACGGCATCAAGCTGGTCATGCACTCCGACGGCGACCTCACGGTCTCCCCGTTCGAGTACATCCCCGGCACGACCGCCCGCTCGGCGCAGATCTACTGGAAGGGCCAGCTCATCGCTGACAACCTCGCCTCCTGCGCTCTTCTGTTCAACGGTGAAGGCTTCTAGCAACATGGCATTCGTCTACCAGATCGTCTGTTGCTCCACGATCTGGTAGACGCTCCTCGTTCTGGTAAAACTTTCAAAAAGGAATACTATCATGGCTACTTCTACTCTCATTCAGTATCTCGAGACCACCGGCAAGTCGGTTACCACTGGTGCCGATACACAGCTGGGCACCAGCCCTCTCAACCGTCTGCAGACTGAGACTTTTCTTTGTGAGACTGCCATCACCGCGGGCCAGCTCGTTGCGGTCAACGTCGTCAAGATGTCTACCGACACGAGCGGTGGTCTTACTGCCGTAACCGTCATCACTGCTGACTTCAACGCTGCCACCGTGCAGAAGATTGTGGTTGGTGTTGCTGCCGAGTCTGTGACTGGTACTGCTACCTCACCTCAGCCTATCAAGGTTATCGTTCGTGGTCCTGCCACTGCGGTTCCTCTTGCCACTGTTGGTTGCGCAGTTGGCGATCCCCTGGTGCTCGACACCGCGGGCGGCACCGGTGCGTGTATGGTCAACACCGCCGCGAACATCGGCCACGTGGTCGGCTACGCGCTGGAGACCATCGCCGCGGCGGGCCCCCTCAAGGTCTACGTCCTCAGCAACGGCATCTAGCTGTCGCAATGAGTCGGGCGGCTCTCATGTTAGGGCCGCCCGCGCTCGCATTCAGCAGCAACGTCTACAAAGTCTGCCTTTAACAAAGCACCTGAACTTTCTAATACGCTGGTCTCTGCAATTGGGGCAAGGATCGATCAACTCCTCAGGCAACGTCTTCGATCTTATTGATACGAACTGTGCGCGTTGCTTGTCGATGTCTCTCCTGCCAATCGCAGAGTACTGGTCCTTCAAATTTTCAGACTGTGTCCCCCACACAATGTGGTCAGGATTGCAGCAGATCCAACCATTAGGCATGGTTGAGTCATTCTCGCATAAATGCCTGATGATTGAATTCACTTCTGGAGGTGCACCATAATTACGTATATGGCTACGCCTCAACATAGTTCGAGCATTACTGTTTGATAGAGCACCTGTATGATGCTTGTATGCTCTTTGTCTCATCAGCGGTGTGCAGTGCATATTGACTCCTGCAACTATTATAACAAGCGAAAGGAGCATGATTACACATGAACCTCGTTGATCTCAGAAATCGCGTCAAGCAAGTGACAGACTTTGCCCCTGAGTTGGGCGTCTACAATGAGGCCCTGGACCTGCTTCTCAACGACGCCTACATGGCGCTCTGGACTGAGAAGCGGTGGAAGTTCGCTCAGAAGACTACCTTCATGGACATCTGGCCCGATGTCGTCCCCGCGCAGCCCAACCTCACCACAGTCAATGTAAACGTCACCAACAACCGACGCGCTGTGACGTTCACCGCCGCGGTCTACGCGCTCGCCTCCTATCCCTATCAGTGGGAAGGTCAGATCATCGAGCTCAACGGTCGAGACTACTTCATCGATCAGGTCCTCTCCTCCACCTCGATCCGCCTTCGTGAGCCGTATCGTGGTACAACTTCTCCTTTTGGCGGTGACGCTGCCTGGAGAATGAAGCATCGCTTCTACGATCTGCCCGCTGACGCCATCGAGCTGCTCGGTCTCCTCCACAAGGACACGCCGGCAGCAGGCAAGATCCCTCCCTACGGCGCGGTCCGAGGCATCACATGCCGCCGTGAGGAGGACCTCAACCTCCGCGAGGACCTCACCTCCTTCTACAGTCAGGCCTACGTCCCCTACGGGACGAGCAACGTGCCTCCCGCAGAGACTTTCACCTTTGAGACGGTCGGCATCGTTGGAACAATCCCCAACGGCACTTACCTGGAGTTCTGCTGGGCATTTGAGACGGACGGCGGAAAGAAGGTTGGTGCGCTTTCTGAGTCCAAGGTGACATCAATCACGGTTGGTGGGCCAGGTGGCATCCAGTTGTCCTTCAGGTCATGGGACAATGTCAATGCAGCGGCTCCTGCTTATGTTGATGGCGTTGACCAGACAATGAACCAGTTCGAAGGCCTGCGCAAGCGCATCTACTTCAACCAGAACTTCAACAGGGCGACCGGCGTCAGGCTGTCCGGCCTTCCAGTCTGGAGAGAGGTGACGCTGGGCACAACCGCTGTGGTGCCCGGCATGCCCGGTCTCAGCACCGCTGAGGATCCAGTGCGTGTCCTTGACACCGCGTCTACCTACACGGTTGCGAGTCTTGCTCAGGTGAGTCCCGGCAATAAGCGCTACATCGACTACGACGGCCTGCACCTTCGCTTCAGGCCCTATCCTCGTCCCATCGGCAGTGACTTCGTCTACCAGTACAGCGCTGGAGCTGAGATTCCGATCGCTGTCAATGATGCTCCTGAACGTCAGTTCCGTCAGTGGGAATGCCGCTACTACCGCAAGCCCCCCCGCCTCGGACTGCAGACGGACACTCCCGAGCTTCCCATCGAGTTCCACAACCTCATCGTCTACAAGGCTCTGCACGACATCTTCTCCAAGCACGACAGCCTCAGTCAGGCGCAGACCTACCAGCGCAAGTACGACACCGAGCTGAAGCGGTTGGAGAAGCGCTACGTGGACGCCATCGACATGGAGCTGATCAGGGGCCAGTTCGGCACGCCGGGACGCAGGTACAGCCCGTTCGATCCGAACTCTCTCAAGAGGATGAATTGATAGGCACTTGCACATCTTGCGGTGCGCAAACGTGTAAATCACAAATTACACGTTGCCGTCCCTGCTATAACAATGGTGAGCATGCTGAACGTATGCGAGGAAACACACGCGGCTTAGGCAACACAAGCACAAAAGGCAGAAAACTGTCTGACCAGTTCAGCATAAAGCAAAGCCTTCGTCAAGGTGGCGATGGCTTAAATATGAATGGCATCTATCCAGGGATGCCGCGTTGGACGCGTCTTGTCAAAGAGCGTGACGGTTACCTTTGTCCTTGTGGCCACCAAGGATCAAAAGGGAAGCACGATGTCGAGGCTCACCATCTCGTTCAGAAATCAGATCCTGTCTGGGGGAAGATACTTTACGCTGTGTTAGAGAACGGCATCACGCTCTGTAAGCCGTGTCACAAGGAGATTCACAGATGAAAAGTTCAACGATTCCAGAGCAGATCGCTGGTGGGATGGACCAGAGGTGGTTTCCAGGTCCGAACTCTGCGACTCTGGTTCGTAACTTCCGTGCCGAGCCGAGCGGTGGCTGGAGATCAGATCGCGGCTGGGAGCCGCTCATCCCGTATCCCTCTCCCTGGAATCCGACTGTCGCTGAGGTGCGTGACCTCTATCAGCCGGTGCGCTTCCTGACGGTGCTGCAGCGTCACAGCAACGGTGAGGAGTACTACCTTCAGGAGCGCAACGGCATCCTGTTCTACGAGTTCGGCAACACAGGACTTGCGTCCACCAACAAGATCATCCTCGACAGCGAGCGCAACCTTCCACGCTCAGATGATCCCGGCACGCAGGCTGTTCCATACGGACGCTTCATCGGCATCTTCAACGGCTACGACAGGGCACTCAAGTTCTGGGGACGTGACGTCACAACTCAGTTCGGCTTCTACCAGCTGCCTCCGTCGCCGACAATCCTTGATGTGCAGACGGACTACGCTTCTGCAGTACCACCAGCCGCGCCTACTGGATCGCCCACCAACAACAACCTTGACGGCATCGCAGTTCAGTTTCAAATTTCTGATCGCCTTGGCCTTGGAGATCCCACTTCTGGCGCTGTCAACACGTTCTCTTACAGGCAGTCGTATGTGACTGACACTGGCAGCGAGAGTCCGCTATCAGCACCTGCAACGGTTGGTTGGACAATCCCCATCGGCACCTCCGAGGAACCTATTCCATTTGCAAATCAGAGGAAGTACGGTGTCATGCTGACGGGCCTTGATCCTGGTCCTGTAGGCACCGTTGCGCGCCGCCTTTATCGCACCAAGAACAAGAAAGAAGGCATCAATGGGGCAGGCGACGTCTACTACCTTGTTGCACAGATCGATGAGAACAACAGTACCTCCTTCCTGGATGTGGCTCCAGACAATCAACTTGTTAGTCCGGCGCCCAGTGTCAACGACAGCGTAACCATTTCAACAACTTACAAGTACGGTGCAGCCTGGAACAGCTCGTTCTGGCTCGCGGGCGGTGAGAGCACGCCGACGCGCATCATCTACTCAGTGCAGGGACTTCCTGAGCAGTTCCCCGCCTTCAGCTTCTTCGACGTCGGCGTCCGAGACGGTGGCCACATCACTGCCCTGTATCCCTACTACGACGTGCTCCTCGTCTTCCGTGAGCGCAGCATCGACGCCGTCTTCACCAACTCTACCGGCGACGGCTTTACCTGCACCACCATTAAGAAAGACTGTGGGACCACGTCCACCAACAGCATCAAGCTGATCCCGGGCGTCGGAATCATGTTCCTCAACAAGGACGGCTTCTGGCTCATCAAGGGCGGCCTTCGCGGTGGAGCATCCATCGACATAGAGAACATGACTCCGCAGTTCGAGAAGGAGATGGGCACGCTGAGCAAGAACGCCCTGCCTCGTGCAGTTGCCGCCTACTCGGACCGCGAGAAGGAGTACTGGTGCCTGTATCCGGTGGA